GGTATTATTAACTTTGCATATTGGATGGCAAAGAATGGTATGACATATCAAGAACCTGACTTAGAACTTATTGATGAATGGGCAGAAGCATGGAGTTATTACTTGATTAAAGCAAGTTGTGATATTGCACAAGAAAAAGGTGCATGTCCAGGAACAAATGAAACAAAATACGGGCAAGGTATTACTCCTAATCAAACATACAAAAAAGATGTTGACGAGTTAGTTAAACACAAAGAAAGACTTGATTGGAAACAGTTAAGAAAAGATTTAAAAGAACATGGTATTAGAAATAGTACATTAATGGCACTTATGCCAGCAGAAACATCTGCACAAATTAGTAACAGCACAAACGGTATAGAACCACCACGTAGTTATGTAAGTGTAAAACAAAGTAAGCACGGTGTATTAAAACAAGTAGTACCAGGCTTTCCTTATTACAAAAATAAATATGATTTGCTGTGGGATCAAAAGTCACCACAAGGCTATTTGAAAATTATGGCGGTATTACAGAAATACATAGACCAGGGTATTTCGGTAAATACATCTTACAATCCGGAACATTACGAAGACGAAAAAGTTCCTATGAGTGTATTAATCCAAGATATATTAATGTTTTATAAGTATGGTGGTAAACAACTATACTACAATAATACTTTCGACGGACAAGGCGAGATTGATATTAACAAAGAAGATACTTCTAGAAAAAATGTAGAGGCTAATTTTATTGAATCATCTAATGTTTACTTAGACGAAGATGATTGTGAGAGTTGTAAAATATAATGAGTGTACTAAACGCAAAGAACAAAAAGCATCATACTAAATCTACAATGTTCTTAGATCCTACTGGAGGTCCAGTCGTACAAAGATATGACACATTAAAGTATAGGCAGTTTGACAAATTAACTGACAAGCAATTAGGATTCTTTTGGAGACCAGAAGAAGTTGATATCTTAAAAGATGCAACAGACTTTAAAAACTTAACTGATCATGAACAACATATTTTTACTAGTAATTTAAAAAGACAAATACTATTAGATAGTGTACAAGGCCGCTCCCCTAATTTGGCTTTCTTACCTATTGTTAGTATTCCAGAATTAGAAACTTGGATCGAAACTTGGGCATTTAGTGAAACAATCCACAGTAGAAGTTATACACATATTATTAGAAACGTATATCCTGATCCAAGTAAAGTATTCGATGAAATGATGAATATTAATGAAATCATTGATTGTGCAGACAGTATCACAGAAAACTATGATAAATTAATTGAATACAATGATTTAAGATCAAGAGGTTTAGCAAGTTACGATGAATACGAGCATAAGAAAAGGTTATGGTTATGTTTAATGAGTGTAAACATATTAGAAGGTGTACGTTTTTATGTGTCCTTTGCTTGTAGTTGGGCATTTGCTGAATTAAAAAGAATGGAAGGCAATGCAAAAATTATTAAATTAATTGCACGTGATGAGAATGTACATTTAGCAAGTACACAACAAATGCTAAAATTACTACCTCAAGACGATAAAGACTTTGCTAAGATCAAAGAAGAAACCCGAGAAGAATGTAAGCAAATGTTTATAGATGCTGTAGAGCAAGAGAAAGCATGGGCAGATTATTTGTTTAAAGACGGCAGTATAATTGGACTAAATGCTGAACTATTAAAACAATATGTAGAGTTTATTGCGGCCAAAAGAATGAAGGCAGTAGGGCAAGAAGCGATATATAATAGTAGTAATAATCCTTTACCCTGGACAATGAAATGGATAGGTGGAGGAGAAGTGCAAGTAGCACCACAAGAAACAGAAATATCATCTTACGTTATAGGTGGCACAAAACAAGACGTAGATGGAGACACATTTAAAGGATTTAGTTTATAATGTATAATTTTTCAGAATTGAACGGTCAAGTAGTTACTGTAAAGACTGTATCAGGTATGGAACTAATTGGTACTCTACAAGGAACAGAAAGTGATGATTTTACAATCTGTTTAAGAGATCCTAGATTAGTTGTTATTAGTAATAATGAAATAGCAGTAGTACCGTACACATTTACAAGTAAATCAGAAATTATTTTCATAACAAAAGATCAATACATTTCAGTAAGTAAAAGTCTAGATAATAGTTCATCAGATTATCTATCTATTTTACAAGAAACCTCAGAAGATTTTACTGTAGCATCTAACGAATAATAGTAGATAAATACTATTATATGTTTAGTATAGCAAAAGTAGGTAACCCAACGACAAATGTAGGCGGACCTCCTATTATAGGACCAGGTGCTCCTACTGTATTTGCAGAAGGCTCACCCGTATCATGTTCATTTGATGTATTTGCTGGTCACGGTGAACCACCACATTCAACAGGATTTATACCAGGAGGATGCCCTACTGTATTTGCAATGGGTAGACCTGTACATAGAAGCATGTTATCAGTTGCTACATGCGGTCACCCTGTTCAAAGTTTTTCTACTGTTAAAGTAGGAATGTAATGAAACACATAATTTCGGTTAAAGGGCCTACAGTTCGAGGTCCAATTGATACATTTAGAGTACAATGGAACATGGGTAATCCTTGTAACTATTCTTGTGAATATTGTCCTCCTATATTACATAACGGGTCAAAACCGTGGCTCAACAAGATAGACTACATAAACACCATAGAACAAATATCTTCGCATTACAACGCATCTAGTAAACGTGTAGACTATGAATTAATAGGGGGAGAGGTTACAGTTATACCAGGTTTTGAAGATATTATACGCAAAATTAGTGAATACAATACAAATAGTGTTGTTTATTCAAACGCAAGTAGAACTATAAAATGGTGGTCTAAAGCAAAACAATACTTAGATGGTGTAGTACTAACATACCACCCCTTAACGCAACATAGAGACCATTTTACGAACGTTTTAAAGGAAATAATGCATGATGTTACCATTTCAATTAATATTGCAGGAATAGGCGGTAAAGTAGAAGATTTAGGTGATTATGCTGAGTACTTACGGTCTTTATTTAAAGACTGCTCTAAAAACCCTAGTTCTAATATAAGTATCTGTGTTAAAACAATGTATAAGAAACAATTAAACGGTTACGATAAACAGCAATATTTCTACGATTATACACAACAAGAGTTAGATGTTTTAAATAGGCCAGGTATAGTTCAAACTGAAACTACAGAAAAACCAAATAATGACTGGATGACAGAAATAAAATACAGCGACGGCTCAGTAAAATATGTACAAAGTCATCAATTAGTAACTGAAGGACTTAATAATTTTTATAAAATGAAGTGTCATCTAGGTTATGAAAGTATTAATATAGATCCATTAGGTGAAGTTTATGGTAGTTGGTGTGGGTCAGTAAGTTATGGAAATATAAAAGATATAACTGACTGGAATCTTGCAAACAGTTACACTACTTGTCCACATCAATTTTGCAATAATATATCAGATACATCAATTACTAAAACTGTTTAAAAACACTTGAATTATTAATGCTTAAAAGATCATTTGAATAATGTATTTCGTCTAAGTCTACAGATTTAAAAAAGTAAACAGTATCGTACACACTTTTATCATAAGGATTGCTAAGATCAAAATTCTCTCTTTGCCAATCATTTACTAAAGAGTTTGCAAAGATGTTATACATTTCTAAATTATAAAATACATGTCCTGTAAAACCTAAAATTAATCCTCTACTATCTTGTTTAAGTTTTTCTGTATATGTAGATTTCTCATCATTAAAATTTTGATATGCCTTAACATAGTTTTTTAAAAGATGGTAACCATAAACACTTTTGCTAAAAGTTTCTATTTTTTTAAATTTGCTATAATATTCTTTTACTACATCGTATTGGTTTTTGTCAAGATATTCATCTGTGTATTTGCAGTATTGTGTCATAAAGATATCAAACTGCCATTCACCATTTTTGTTTATAATATGCCCTATGTCATCATATTGTTTGATACCTTTTTTAAGTTTTAGGTTTATATTGTTTTCTTCACAAAAATCTATTAATGCAGGAACATCGTATAAATTATGATCGTATAAACTAAATTCTAAAAAATGGTTCCCCTTACACTTTTTAATATTTTCTATAGCCTTAAAATCATTTTTGTAAACTTTTCCTAATGAATCGTTGAAACCATGTATTTGAAAGTAGTATGATAATTTATCGCTGTATTCTACAACTTTATCATTCATGCCGTGTGTTGTACATACAACATTTATTTTGTTTTGATTACAAAAGTTTATTAAGTTATCAAAGTCTTTATATGATAAAGGGTCACCAAAAATACCAGTTAGAACTATTGTTTGTAATTTGTTTGAATAAAGAAAGTTTTTTAATGTACTAATGTTTAAATGGTAATCTGGAATATTCCTTTTACCAAAACGGTGATACAACCATTGTCCTTGGTTGCTTAATGAATTAAATTCGGAATCTATTGTAGTAAGATCAATGTGTATTTCAGTATCTAACATACTGATATTTACACTTTAGAACTTTGCACTTGTTACAATATTGACTATCTCTTCGTATGAACCGCTTTCATCATCATAGTAAAATTCTGTAGCATCTTCTAACTCATTTGTGTTAGAACTGTAAACACCTACTGAATATTCTTCAACAATAGTTGTGCCTTGTACAGTACCTTTAATTGCAAAATGGTATATTCCTGTATCTATGCTACTATAATCTCCAGTTAGGTCAACAGTAAATTCACCTGAATCAACATTAAAGTTTAACCACGGTGGTGTAGGACTGAAAGCAAGTACTGATACATCAGTTGCATTTTCATTTAATCCTATACTATTATTGTAAACTTTACCTAATTGTGCTTCTAAAATTATACCTGATGGATTATCCGCTAATTGTATTTCGCTTTTTTGAGGACTTACAGCAATTGAACTCTTAAGATCATAAACATTCAT